ATACTGGTGCTATCGTAAATTGCGATAGTGCCGGATATGATCAATATGTAAATTCTCTCACTCAGAAAAATTTGAGAAAAAAAGAACTTGATGAGATAAAAAAAGATATTGATGAAATTAAAACTCTTCTCAGAGAATTGACTAAAAAATAACTCGCCTGAGTAATTAATATAAATAGCTAGAGGTATATTAGCATCATAAAATAATGGCTGTTTATGTATCAAATATAGTGATTGAGCAAGGGTATGATTTCGATACATCCTTTCAGTTAGAGGACACTAGAACAAATTCTCCTTTGATTTTGACTGACGCATCAACAACTGCACAAATGAGAAAACATTATGGAGCATCCACTTCAGTATCTCTTGGATCAACTGTAACTAGTCCAGATTTAGGTATCATTTCAATTTCTTTGAGTGCAAATCAAACAGTTAGTTTGAAACCTGGAAGATATGTTTATGATGTGAAAATTTTAAATGCTGGTAGA